GTATAGCTCTTTGAGATTTTTTATACCTGGCTCCAAGATTACCACCCTCACTATTAAGATTATCAATAATATCATTTTCAGCATCAGAGGCTATTTCATTTAAATAAGGCTTTTTTCTCAGCACATCTTCAATTTGCTTAAGAGTTGGGATATTTTCATTAAAGGTTATTCTCATACGTTACCGCTCCCAGTTTTCAAAGTGTTCTGGTCAAAACTCGCTTTATCATGTGTTTGTGTAATCCCTATACTATCAGATCCGACTACCAATAAATTACCATCCTTTATATCTTCAAGCATTTCCTTCGCAAGTTTAATATCTCTTGTATCTTCTTTGGAAGCTGCAAGGGTATCACCTCTGTTGTATAATGCATCAAGTGTCAATCCTAAGCATATCTTCTTAATAGTCTCTGGTACGGTTGCTGGGACCGTGTAGACCCCTGTCAAATATTCATCTATATATCCAGATTGATTTTCTATTATCTCGACAACTCCATCCTCATCAATTATAAAAGTATCTGCTGGATCTTCTTTGGAATATAGACCGATCAGAATTTCTTCTGATTTATAATGTTTCAATTGTGTTACTGTTAAATACGCTGACATTTTATCACCTTAAAAGGGAGGGGGCGGTTAAGCCCCCTATATATTTTCATTTAGCCTGTTTAGCTCTCGGCCTTTCCCTTTTGGCCTTTAATTTCTCAGCTATAACCCTGGCTTCTAACCTTTCAGCATCAGCTTTCTCTTTTGCCTTTTCCGATGCAATGGCTCGCTTGACTTTATCATCAACCGCCTTTTTTATTTTAGCCTCATGTTCAGCTTTATCTTCTACAATAAACCATTTTGTTATATTGTCAAAATTCCTGGGTAATACGCTAAATTCAGTCCAGTTCATTTTATTAACATAAATAACTCCTGATTTATCTCCATTCTCGCTATACATTTGAAAAGGATAGTTTTGTTTCGGGTGCTGTGGAGATAGTTTTATCAAATACATTTCAAACCTCCTAAGTCACTTTGATTGCTGTTTGATAATAGCCATACATACAAATGTAACGGCCTTTAGCACCGTAATAGATCCTGTCTGACTTGAATTTGTCAGTCTCATCCCATTCAGCATTCCATTTGTAGCCTTCTAACATATAGAAAGGTGAGTAAGGCATATCAACTCTAAAACAATACCAATCATTCCCAGATAATCTACCAGATACAACAGTTTCGGCAGCACCATAATTGATGTTATACCCACCGCCTGACAGATTTTTATTGTTGAAAACTGTGTTCATTACGTCATACGTAGCAGGGCCATGAAATATTACATACTTCGCCCCGCCCTCAGACTCAAACAAAGGTATTCCTGCTCTATTTACAAAAGCAAGATAAGCACTTTTGACTTGTAACCAATCAGCTATGACATTCGCCTCAGTAATTCCGGTTATAGCCATCAGATTATCGTTAAGAGTTGCACTTCCGTCAATTGTATGTGAATTACTAAAAAATGCAATACCATCAGGGCCAAGGTTAGTCTCAGCAGCAGCCAGTTTTTCAAAGAACTCAGTATTGTAATGGGGTGCGAGTACTCCTGTAGCCATATCTGCAATCTTAGGATTAATCATATCCTTATTTTCATTAAAACTATCAACCTCAAAATCAAGGGTATATTCCCACTTTTTAGTTTTAACGTTATATGTATGACTTGCTAAAGATTGCAAAGTCCTGTTATCAGTAAACTCGTTTACACTCCCGTGCTGCCCTAACCAATCAAAATAAGTTGTTATCTGAGAGGTCTTCATCGGTTTACAAACTTTAGTCCAGGGCTGCCCTTTTACGGCCTGTTCAATAGACTTAAACAAAGTTTTATTTGATTCTCTTCTTATTGTACTATTAATTAATGTAGCCATTATTATTCTCCTTTATCCTTTAATGTCGCAGAGGACTTGCAGTGGTTCAAATTCGCCAATAATATTATCAGTTGCACTTTCAATAATAGCAGTCGTACATTTTACATTTATAATATCACCTGCGGATAAAGTTGCGGAGGTTACTACAAAATCATGTGTAGTATAGGAATCTTCGACTATAGCCTGTGCAACAGTTGCGACAATATCGGGTCCCATAGTTCCATCAAGGTCTTTTCTGTAAACACTAAAATCAACCGTGGAAGCATTAGAAGTTCCTGCTCCAGCAACTGTGATTATACATCTGATTTTAACATCTCCAGCAGCAACATATTCAGGAGGCATTTGAAATTGAAACCATGATATAGATGTTTCGGTCTCATTGTTTGCAACTTCAGTTTGTAAACTGAGAACATTAGTATCAAGATTGATATTATGTGTTCCGGCGGTAGCAGAAACAGCAAGTCCGATTCCTGTATGATCCATCATTGTTGAAACTGGAATTACATAAGCTTGCAACGCATCTTCATCCAAATCGGCTCGTGCAAGATCCTCAGTTTTGGGAACGATTGTCAATACTTTTATAGAAGTTGCACTTACAACATCAACCACTTCGCCAACAAGAACATCGTTCGTGGTAGTGGCTGCCAGGGCAACGGTATTATCATCAGAAATATAAACTTTGTAACCCATCCAAGTGATGTCAGCTCCAGTACAGGCAATAGTTTCAACTTTGTTATATCTAAGCTGAACATCAATGTCGCCATCTAAACCAGAGGAATTATCAGCTTGTGCAGTTGCAACTCCTCTAAATCTACCATTCGCAGTATCAGCACCGACAACAGCATATCCTGTTCCAAGAATAACCATTACTAAAGCGCCTTTGTAAATGGTCTCAGCAGCCCCTACCTGAATTGATAACAAGTCAGGTTCTTTATAATCTCTTTGAGCATCAGCAGCTAAAGCAGTCATTTTTCTTCTCCTTTTAAATCCATATCAACTAAGCTTTTCATTTCAGGTTCTTTTGTGTTTTCATCGTCATGATCCATGTCTTTGTCAAGTTCAATCAGAGGTTTTCTCTCAGAGTATTCAGCTTTAAGCAACTTTTTTGCATCTTCAGGAATCATACTGAATAACTGAACTGTAGCGTCTTTCTTTGCAGGGTCAAGCTTTCCATCTTTAATTAATATAGCTGTAAAGTTTTCAATATCCACAGCCTCAATCTTTTTGTTTAACTCTGTAATATCAGTATTAAGCTTTTCTATTTTCTCGTCTTTTACTTTTACGTCAGTTGTAAGTTTTGTAACTTCATCAGAGTGTTCTTTTTTTAATGTTGTTTTTTGTGTTTCAAGACTAGCACTCAAAATTGATAAATGCTGTTCTTCTGTATAATTTACCATGTCCAACTCCTTTACTTTTTTTTCATCTTCTTTTGTTTTTGTTAAGATTTCCTGTTCAAAAATTTCTATCCCTTCAAGATTAAGATTCAATTTAATAGGCTCCATGCCTTCAATGCCGGGTGCTAATGCTCCCAGAAAAGCTACATGAAACAAAACTGAACCATGGGCTTTTAATTTTCTCCAAAATCCTATTGACCTATTCTTCAATTGATGATCCATGAGTAACTTGTAAAAAGCCTCAGTCACATTTACAGCGTCCATCAATAATCTATTTCCCTCTCTCTTCAATTTAGATACCCAGCCATGAGCTAAGGTTTCTTTATCTGGATGTCCGATAGTAAGTGGTACGCCGTCTTTGAAAACGTTCAAATCAAAGTTTTTTTTCATATCATCCAATTCTTTAAATGACATAACTCCTTCTTGAACTCTGGCAATCTCAACATTATTCAATGTTTTCATAGTAAAATTATAGAACTAATTGAGGTTTTTTTCACTTCAATTATTGAGTAGTATTTATTAGTTTCTTATAATATAATTTGAATTAGTGCTGTTTAGGTATCTTTATGCTATCAGATTCTTTTTGCTTTAATAATGCGTTGTTTTCCATTTCCTTGGCATAGTTTTTAGCATTCTTAGGGGAATCAGTGAAGTGAGAGTGAACATTTTTTTTATTCTTTTTCATTGATTCAGGAGATTGTTTAATACCCTTTCTTTTCATATACCCGGGCGTTAATCCCCTTATCCTTGATCTGCATAAATAATGAACAGGAGGTGTAATGCTTCCCCATATAGGATCATTCTTTGGGTAGACTGCACCATCCAGGGAACCGCATATATCAGACGTTCTTCTATCAATTACAGCATCAAACATCATATGTCCTACTGCTGCATTATTCGCATAACTAACCCTGTGAGCGATATTGTAAGCACTCATTATATTTGTTCTGTATATTACTTTTAAATGCCAGTTTTGCAATGGAGTAAGACCAGACGCCCTAAATACCTCATTTACATTTTCTTTCCATGATTCAAAGTCTCTTCCGGTATCTATAGCAGATAATATCGATTCTTTCATATTCTTTATCATGCCGAATCTCTCAATACGCTGAACAGAAAATGAGATGTTTTTAAAATATGCTTCTGCTTCTTTAAATTTAGCTCCACTGATTACACCTTTTTTCTTGAACAATAAAAGTGCTTCGTTATACCCGGATATATAAGAAGGTGCTTTTAATTCACTCTTACTTTTACCTTCCTGCCTATCAATCTCAATGTTAGCTTCATCATATCCGAATAGGTAAGACAAAAATAATGACTTTTCAGTTAATATTCTAATCGACTTATCAGGTGGGCTTAATGTAATATGGCTGTCAAACGACTTAATTGTTTTAGCTTCCTTAATCCATTTTATCACCTGCTTTGTGTATAGAGTCGTACCGATTGCAAGTGTTAAATCATAGATATTATCTATTGTTAATTTCTTAGGGAAGGCTGGCATTATTTATCTAACCTCTTTCAATGCTGTCAAATACAACTTCCTATCATCGCTTAACTGCTCTGTAAATTTATTAGGCTCCGCTTCAGTTGGAATGATAACCGTCTGACCATCTGTAGGAGTTGGAATACCAAAGGTTTTATGAATATACTCCTCGGTTACACCTTTAAACTTTAATCTATTTACAAGTATATCCAAAGCTTCCGACATAACCTTTTTATCAACTTCTTTAGTTTGAGTAATATTATATTCGGGATATTTTTTAACATTAGGAAAGTTAAAATCTACCAATGGCCTGATAATAAGAAAATTAATAAACTCCCTATACCAAACAATATCAGCTTTTATCATATTGTAGAAGGTGTCAGAATGGACTACAGCCTGAGCGTATGAACCTGATCTATTATCTGATTCAGT